AAAGAAAAAAGGATTTGGTTACAATGACAGTGAAATTGATTAGTGTGACGCCAGATGCAGAACAAACAATGGCATATGTTGCTAGGGTTTCTAATCCAGCAAATCAAGATAATGAAAACTATGCAGGCTTGTTACGTTATTGTATTAAGCACAATCATTGGTCTGTATTTGAGCAGGCATTTATGACACTTGAGATTGAAACCAATCGTGGTATTGCAGCACAAATTCTGCGTCACCGTTCGTTTACGTATCAAGAGTTTTCTCAACGTTATGCAGACACTAATCTTTTAGCGACTGAAATTCCAATTCCAGAACTTCGCCGTCAAGATACCAAGAACCGTCAGAATTCTATTGACGATTTGGAGGAAGACAAAGTTTTTGTGATGAATAAAATGATCCAAGATCTATTCAAAGATGCACAAGACGTTTATAATTTCCTTCTAAGTCAAGGTGTTGCTAAAGAATGTGCTCGCTTTGTTCTTCCTCTTGCAACTCCTACACGCATTTATATGTCTGGTAGTGTTCGTTCTTGGATACACTATATCAATCTTCGTTCTGCAAATGGAACTCAGAAAGAGCATATGGATATTGCAAACGAATGTAAGAAAGTATTTGTAGAACAGTTTCCTGTGGTATCTGAAGCACTTGAATGGGCATGAAAGTTCTTGGAATAAATCTTGCAAAGAATGGATCAATTGCAATCATTAATAATGGTGAATTAGAATTCTATCTTGAAGAAGAAAGAGTTACTAGAAAAAAGCGTGATGTTGGTGCTTATGCTTTGTGTGAAAAGTATGTAGACGATACAATTGATGTTGCAGTTTATTCTGATTGCTTTACAAAATACAACATAAATTATAATCTTGAAAAACGATCCTATAAAAAAAAGTTAGATCAACTTTTATACTCTAAAGGAGTAAAAAAGATTTTAGATTTTTCTACTAGACATCATGAATGTCATGCAGCATCTGCTTTTTATGGATCTGGATTTGATGATGCTGTTTGTGTTGTGATGGATGGCAAAGGATCTGTTCTTAAAAAGAATAGTATATCTTTTTGCGAAATAGAAAGTATTTACAATGTTGTAGATGGAGAATTTATTCCTCTATTTAAACATTATTCTTGTTTTTATAATCGGTCTTTGTGTGAAAAGGTTGAAGAACCTTTTTGGGATGGCATTAATTTATTCAGTAATAGAGTAAGTCTTGGGCAAGCATTTAGATGTGTTTCTGCATACTGTGGATTTGATGAACTTGAAGCAGGAAAAACAATGGGGTTATCTGCGTATGGTTCTGGCGTAGTTAATCTTTTTAATGAAGAGTGTGGTCATAGTTTTTGTAGTAAAGATATTCATCCTAGAGATGATAATGGATGGACAAAATATTATGGCAAAGAAACTGCAAAAGAAGATCTAGCATATAATCTTCAAAAGTCTGCAGAAAATCATACACTATACATGATTAAAAAGGCAGTAGAACTTTCTGGTAAGAAAAATGTAGTTGTATCTGGTGGTTTCTTTTTGAATTGTGTTTCTAATTATAATGTGCTAAAATCATTGGATATAAATTTATACGCTGATCCATTGTCTTATGATGGTGGACATGCATTTGGATCTGCAATGTTAGTTTCGGATGAAAAAACATCTATGAAAACATTATACTTAGGACCAAGTTACGATCTTTCTCATATTGAAGGTTTAGATACCACATATGATCAGGTTGCTAGTCTTATTAGCAACAAAAATATTGTCGCTATCTTTCAAGGAAGATCTGAAGCTGGTCCTAGAGCATTAGGAAATAGATCTATTTTATATGACCCTAGAGATCCAAATGGAAAGGATCATGTTAATACGATTAAAAGGCGTGAAGCGTTCAGACCTTTTGCAGGGACGATTTTAAAAGAATACGCTAATCAATGGTTTGATATGGCAGGACTAGAAGAAAGTCCATTTATGATGTATGCTGTAGATGCATATATTGAAACTGCACCATTTATTCCTGCAATATTGCACGTAGATAAGACCTGCAGAATTCAAACAGTCACAAAGGAACAGAATGAGCATTATTATAATTTAATCAGTGCTTTTTATGAAAAAACTAATGTTCCTATTCTGTTTAATACATCATTCAATCTTGCTGGAGAACCATTAGTAGAAACTCCAGAAGATGCTTTAAGAACATTTCACAATAGTGATATTAAGTATCTTTATTTTCCTGAAGTACAAAAGTTAATCGTAAAATGAATATTTTAGGAATAAATCTTTCTAATAATGGATCTATTTGTCTATTGAAAGATGGGCAAATAGATTTTTATTTGGAAGCAGAACGTATAACAAGAAAAAAATATGATTATGCTGTTAAGGATCTAGTAAATTATGTCGCTGATGTGGATGTTATCGCAACAGTTGATGCTCATTGGGTTCTTCCTGAGAAGAATATGATTACCGCTAGGGATATCGCAAGATTTAAACGGTCATTCCCTAGCGCCAAACATATTGATTACAGAAAGTCACACCATCTTACTCATGCTGCATGTGGGTTTTATAATTCTGGATTTGATGAAGCTGTCTGTATTGTTGTAGACAGTAATGGATCTAATGTTGCTGATAAATTGGAAATTGAATCTATTTTTCATGCCAAGACCAGCAATAGATTTCATTGGAAAATAGTTCACAAAAAATATTGGGAAAATTCTGAGCATGGCATTGGTAAAATGTTTGAAGATGTATCAAAGTTTTGTGGATTTGGACCAGATGAAGCTGGAAAAGTTATGGGATTATCTGCATATGGATTTAATAAAGTCGATCTAAATGATCTTGTACAGAAGTCTAAAGAAGATGCTGCATACACAATTCAAACGCTTTGGGAAGACCGTGCATTAGAACTTGTACAGATTGCACTAAAGAAAACTAAATGTAAGAATATTGTTTTGTCTGGAGGATGTTTTTTGAACTGTGTCGTTAACTATAATCTTCGCAAAAAATTGCCAGAAGATGTTAAAATGTATGTTGAACCAATTGCACATGACGGTGGAACTTCTATAGGAGCTGCGTACCTTGCCTATCACAATCCCAAAATTAAAAATTCTTGATGTTAGCGCAACGATTGGTTGCAATTTAAGTTGTAAAGGATGTAATCACTTTAGCAATTACTTTGCTCCTGGAAGCAAATTAGATACGGATAAACTTATCGAAGATATCCATGTAATTTTACCTAGGATAGATGTAGAACGTGTCTCAGTTATTGGTGGGGAACCTTTACTCAATCCACGTTGTAGAGACATCTTACACGCTTGTCTAGAGCACAAAGAGACAGTGTATCTTTACACTAATGGTATTCTTCTTAATGAAGAAAATAGAAAATGGATTGAAGAAGATTTAGAAAAATATCCTGGAATGTCTCTACGGGTTAGTGTTCATACTCCAGAAGTTATTGATAATATCAATAAGGTAAAAAGTTCTAAGGTTCTTGTTACAGAACATCATGATGGAAAAGATCGTTGGTTTAATTCTATTAAACAGAGCAATGGAAAAGTTTATCCATATGGGCACAATAATATCAAACAAAGTTTTGAGATGTGTTCTTGCTCCAATACACAATTATACAACGGCAAACTTTGGAAATGCCCTAATGCAGCATTCTTAAAGGAACTTCTTTATGTCACTGAACAACTAGAGGATGACTGTTGGAAACCTTTTCTTGGAGATGGACTACCAGTTGACTGTAGTGATGAAGATCTGGTAAAATTCTGTGATAACTCTAGTAAACCAGAACAAATATGTAACATGTGTACTGCTAGACCGTTAAAGTTTAGTGCAGCATTACAAATTAACAACCATAAAAAAATTATTACAACCCAATAAATATTTACGAATTGAAATAACTATGCCCATTTATCCTGTTAAACATTTAGAAACTGGGGAAACACAGGAACTTGTTATGTCTGTCGCTGATTATGATCAGTGGAGAAAAGATAATCCCGAATGGGATAAAGATTGGTCTGCTGGTGTCGCTTCTGCCGTGAGTGCCGTAGGTGACGTTTATAGTAGAACTGATGGGGGATGGAATGAAATCCTTCACAAAGTCAGCAAGATGCCTGGTTCAAAAGTAAAGCCTCAGAAAACAACGCACTTCTAATATGTCCTCAAGGAAAAAAAGAACTTCTTCCCAAGTCGGAGCTGGATTATCAGCAAAGCAAATGCAAAGAAAAAAACCTTTCAATGTCGATATGATGGTCGATATTGAGCCTTTGACAGAAAACCAAACAAAAGTTTTTGACGCTTATAAAGAAGATAAAAATCTTTTTGTTTACGGAGCAGCAGGAACAGGTAAAACATTTATTACCATGTACCTTGCGTTGAAAGAAGTCCTCAATCCTTTGACACCTTACAACAGAGTTGTGGTTGTAAGATCATTAGTTGCTACAAGAGAAATTGGTTTCCTTCCAGGAGATCATGAAGATAAATCTTCACTTTACCAAATTCCTTACAAGAATATGGTAAAGTATATGTTTGAGTTACCTACAGACAATGACTTTGAAATGCTGTGGGGAAATCTTAAGACACAAGAAAGTGTAAAGTTCTGGTCTACAAGTTTCATCCGTGGAACTACACTAGATGATTGTATTATCATCGTCGATGAATGTCAGAACTTGAATTTTCACGAATTAGATAGTATAATTACTAGAGTTGGTGAAAATTGTAAGATCCATTTCTGTGGTGATGCATCGCAGTCTGACCTTATCAAAACCAATGAACGAAATGGTATTCTAGATTTTATGAAAATTATTCAAGCGATGCCTGAATTTGAAAGTGTCGAATTCGGCGTTGAGGATATCGTAAGATCTGGACTTGTCAAGAGTTACATTCTAAACAAAATTAATTTGGGTCTTTGATGTTTCAACACGTTGATATTGAGTTTCCCGCACTGAAACGGGAAACAATTGATGGAGTTCGTTATTATACTGTGGAAGGTAGACCGATGGTATCTATTACCTCGGTCACCTCCCATTATAATAAAGAAATTTTTGTCAAATGGCGAGCGAAGGTTGGTGACGAAGAAGCGAACCGTATTTCTAAACGCTCCACAGATCGTGGCACTAAAGTCCACACATGTATAGAAAACTTTCTTTGGAATAAGGATGTTCCAGATACAGATCCCTTACCAAAGATGTTATTTACTCAGGCAAAAAAAATTCTGGGTAATATAAATAATATTTACGCTCTTGAAAAATCTTTATATAGTAAAGAGCTGGGTGTTGCAGGAACAGTAGATTGTATTGCAGAATATACAGGAAAAACTGGTGTTCCAGAACTTGCAATCATTGACTTTAAGACTGCAGAAAAACCAAAACCAAAACAATGGATCGAAAATTATTTCGTGCAAGCAGCAGCATATGCTTGTATGTTTTATGAAATGACTGAGATACCAGTAAAGAAACTTGTTATCATTATGACATGTGAAAATGGTGAAGTTGAAGTTTATGAAGAGTATGATAAGAAACAGTATATGGGAAAACTAGTTAAGTACATTCAAAAATTTGTGGAGGACAAACTAAATGACTACAAAAAGTGAAATCAAATCAATCATAAAAAGTAAATTCTTATGTCAAGATAAATTTACTAATGACATTGAGAATATTGTGAAAGATAATAAAGATATGAATTACATTGAAGCAATTTGTTTTTATTGTGAACAAAACAATATTGAAATTGAATCGATTGTAAAACTTATCTCAAAACCACTGAAAGAAAAACTGAAGTGGAATGCAACTAATCTAAATTATTTGAAAAGAACTTCTAAGGCTAAGTTTTTTATCTGAATATGAAAGCATTTTGTAGATATCCTTTCACACATTTGTATAGTGATATACATCATATGATGCAACCATGCTGTGTTGCATACTGTGATCATCCATATAAGAATAATGATGACGCTCAGTTTAAGGCAGTTCATATAAGTGAAGGATGCTACAATTTTTTTAGATCTGAGCAAATGAAACAGCTCAGAAAAGACATGCAGAAAGAAGATCCTCTTACTCCTTTAGTAAGAGATGTGTGTCGAAATTGTATTGCAATGGAAGAACAAAATATTCCATCTATACGGGAACCCTTAGAGACACCAGTTTTATTCGGAAGGGTTCTAGATGTTAAAATGAAATTATTTGGAAACGCATGTAACTTACAATGTTTCATGTGTAATCCAAAAAATTCTAGCGGAAGATTAAGTCAGGCAAAAAAACTGATAGAATATAATCCAGATCTAGAGCAATTTTTATACTATGATAATATCGAGTTATACCAAAAAGAAAACTCTGGATATGATCTAGCAATAGATGATCCAAAACTTTTTGAAAGTCAAATTGAGAACATAAAGAAAATATCTAACAAGATCAAACACATCACAGTTTATGGTGGGGAACCTTTTCTTCTTCAATCACATTATAAATTGCTTGATGCTTTAATTGAAGTTAAAGAAGCAAAAAATATTTCCTTAACTTACGATTCCAACATGACTGTTCTGCATTGGGCTGAGCATAAAGTCATTGATTATGTAAAACAGTTTAAGGATGTTATCATTGAGTGGTCTGTAGAAGGTGTAGGAGAGTATAATAATTACATCAGATTTCCTTCCAAGTGGGATAATATTATTAAAAATATTAATGAAATTAGACCTCATTTACATAAGTTTAATGCTAGTATCACTCTATCAGCACTATCAGTTTTACACCTTGATAAACTAGTAGAATGGTTAAATTTTAATCAAATAACTTATAGATTTAATTTTGTAATAAATCCAAAAGTTTGTAGAATAGATGCATTACATCCAAGTATAAGAAAAAAACTTGTAGATAAGTATCGTGGAACGGATCTAGACTTCTTATGTAAAACATTATCAGAAGACGTATCTGATTGGGAAATTAAATGGAAAAACTTCTTAAATTATATTGAGGCTATTGACTATGTTAACAGAACAGATTACAAAAAAACCTTCCCAGAATTGTGTAATTTGTCTTAAAGTTGGTAGTCTTTATTCTGCTAATTATGTAAACAACTTATATTATGCCATCAGAAAATTTACTAATGATGATTTCATCTGTTTTACTGATGACCCTTCTGGAATTGATGATGGTATAATATGTTATGATATGTTTCCTAGGGAACATCCTAATTGGAGACATCTCTGGTGTAAAATTATAATGTATGGTAGAGATGAAATCAAAAAATATAATAAAAAAATATTTTTTGATTTAGATCTTGTCATTCAGGGTGATATTAATCCAATCTTAAATCACGAGTGTGATTGGGCTTTAATAAAATCGGTATGGAAAGGCATTAAATTTAGGATAGACAATCCTAAAGAGCCGATATTTAATAGTAGCGTCATGGTTTGGAAAGATAATACTTGGATTTATGATTTGTGGGAAAAGTCTTGGGAAAGAATAGTTGAAAGTTATATTGGTAATGATAAATGGTATTGGAATGAAAATATAAAACCGACGTATTTGCCAAATCTTTTTTATTCTTATCGAGAAGGATCAAAACCAGAACATTACTGGGAAAATAATTGGCAACCATACATGAAGTACCAACCAGGATTTTCTGTATGTCTTTTTCATCAGAAACCAGACATTCATGAACTTGATCCAGAAGAACACCTTGTAAAGATTTGGAATGGCACCCTTTGAAACTTATAAACAATACCTTGCATTTAAACAGCATTTCACAAGAAAAAATTACGATTACTTTAGATATGCTGGTAAGTCTAGAGCAAGTTTGAATTCTTTTTATAAAAGAAAAGACAGATACTTCTTTGAAAAAATGTCAAGGAAGTATACAGATGATGAAATTAAATCATTCTTTATTGCTAACTTTGTAGCATGTGATAATCCAGATGCTTTATGGATCGGTGAGATTATTCGATCAGGTGAAACCGTTTATTCATCTTGGCAAGGAAGGCAGCAAAGTTTGTTCTATCAATTCAAGCAGCATACAGAAGAATTGTTGTCTGAATATAACTTAGAAGAATTATTTGATACTTCACGACAACACCCACCCATTTTAAAACAATTCCTGAGCGGGAATATTAGTATAGAGACTATTACTATTTTTGATAAGATATTCCTGTTCGGGAATAATTTAGATAAGAAACTTAGTGATCCGATTTGGGAAGCAATCAGTTTAAAATTGAAGAAGTATGCACCATTTCTAAATATTGATACCCCCAAGTATAAACAATATTTGAGGGAGCGACTATCGGAGAAGACGCATGGGTAAGTTTTTTCAATCTGAGATTATCCGTGAAGAGATGGAAGACATCTTTAGAATTCAAAAAGAATTATACGAAGTCATCATTCAGTTCAGTTCATTTAGCGACAAAGAAAAGAACGAACACATTGAAAAACTAAAGACACTATTAGATAAACAAGAAGTAATGTGGACAAGACTTTCATTGTCTGATGATCCAGAAGCGTTGGAAATGAAAGAAAAAATTAAGATCACATCAGCAGCAATGGGATTTAAAGATGTTGATATGTCAATCATCTTTAATAATATGAGAAGAACTCTTGAAGGATTACAAAAACGTCTTGACACACCCTAAATAACGTGTTATGATGTGACAGGTGATTTCAATCCACCCAATCCAACGAATACAAAAATCCTATGTCTTTCGCAGATCTAAAGAAGCAATCTCGCCTTGGCAGTTTGACTTCTAAACTGACAACCGAGATCGAAAAAATGAATAAGAGCACCACTGGTGGTGCTGATGATCGTGTATGGAAACCAGAAGTAGATAAAGCAGGTAACGGTTATGCAGTGATCCGTTTTCTGCCAGCACCGCAAGGTGAAGAATTGCCTTGGGCAAAAGTGTGGTCTCATGCTTTCCAAGGTCCTGGAGGTTGGTATATTGAGAACAGTCTGACCACGCTTGGTGGTAAAGATCCTGTTTCGGAGCACAATCGCATTCTCTGGAACAGTGGTAGTGAAGCAGATAAAGAACAAGCACGTAAGCAGAAACGTAAACTGTCTTACATCAGCAACATCTATGTTGTAAAGGATCCTGCTAATCCTCAGAACGAAGGCAAAGTCTTTCTGTTCAAGTTTGGCAAGAAAATCTTTGATAAGATTACTGCTGCCATGCAACCCGAATATGAAGATGAGCAAGCGATTGATCCGTTTGACTTCTGGCAAGGTGCTAACTTCAAGATGAAGATCAAAAACGTTGCTGGTTATCGTAACTACGACAGTTCTGAGTTTGCATCTCCTGAACCGCTTCTGGATGATGATGATGCACTGGAAGCAATCTGGAAGAAGCAGTATTCTCTTGAAGAGTTTACTCGTCCTGATCAGTTCAAGTCTTACGAAGAACTGGAGAAGCGTATGAACAGTGTTCTAAATCCTAACGCTTCTAGTCGTCGTGTTGATCCT